GTATTATAGTAGCATCCTGTTTGTGTTCTTATACCTAAAGTATTCACATTCGAGATAGAATTATTAATTAATAAGCTGTCATTAGTGTATTGTGTATCAATGCCATAATCTGTATGATTAAAAACATTATTCTTTATAGTATTTGATATAGTCCCATAAGTGTATATTCCCCTAAAGTATTCTCTTATACCGCAATTCTCTACAGTAACGTTATTCTTATTAGAAATATATATTCCTATACTTCCAGCACCATAATCACCCTTCAATACAGTATCATTACAGGTTAGAACAATATTACTTGCATTAATAATTATAGCACCATTATCATCAGGATCAACCAAAGTAAAAACGCCTGGACATAACACTGTAGCGTTATTAATATATAAATTTTCGGAAGGTGAAACACAAGAACCATTAGTTTCATTAGAATTATAAGGGTCATAACTCGTCCATGTAATATTTAATTCCGCTATCTCAGAAGCAGATAAGGTGGTATTATAGATAGCAATATAGGCTACCAATAGATTACTATAATAAATGTATTTAGGAAAACCACCGATATAAACACCCTGAGTATCTAATGCAGGTATCGCTGAAGTCCCAGTCTGATTAACACCATTCAAAAACAAATCAACATTAGAAATATCGAAAATGTTTCCTACAATACAGTACCAAGTAAAATTCTTTAACACTCCACTACTAACAGAAACTTTTGAAGTACTGCCATTTTCTAATCCAAACCTAACAGATGTTCCACCACTAGCAAAGGTCACAGCGACAGTACTATTCTTTGGATCCTGAGTATTAACAAATAAGACATCTGTAGCACTAAATTTGTTGCCACTAAAACATGAAGCTATAGCACCAACAGAAGTAATATTAAAATCTAACAAACTAATAGTTGTGTTTCCTAAAAAACTTTGTGTTGTTTCACTAAAATTATAATAATCAAGTGTCCCATCAGCATGAAAATTTGTAGAATTATAATTCTTTAAAACAATAGGGGTGCCTTGAGATACCACCGATGAACCATTCCAAAAATATTTAGGCAAAGGCACAGCAGCATAAACCATACTCGTACTAATAACTATACATAATCCCCAAAATAATAGTACCTTATTCATAGGATCTTATCCCGAACAATCCATCCCGCCAGACTGGTAGATCACACAATTCACGCCAGTAATATTCCCATTCACTAGAGATATTCCTGTAGCATTGATTATCTTATAATACCTCTGAAGATTCACATCACCCTTAGGAGTGAACGCAATAGCCAACACAGATCCTATAAGCAATAATGCAAGCATCAAAAAGATTATAGTCCTTCTCATTCTAATCACACACCACGACGTAATCGTCGTCATCAATAGTTACATCAACCATTGAGATCACAGCACCAGCTATGGTATACTCAACGGTTCTGATCATCATACGCCCACCAATAAATAATTGCATAGAAACAGGTAGCGTCCTAGAATGTGTTAATGTCTTGTTGGGATTAACTCCAGCAAAGTCTGTGCCTCGATATGTTGTTGGCTCATGAATATTTCCTGCGCCTGCTATGGCTGCACCATTAACGTATAATTCTTTAGTATGAATCACCTGCTTAAAAGCATAATCTTCAGTCTGCTCTATAGACTGCCTCTCAGGTCTGACAAGCATACCGCTTGATTCTCTGATTCCAAATATTTGTTTCACATCCGACATTTTGAACACCTCAAAAAAATATAAAAAAAATAAATTATGCGCTTGTTACGTCTTCCCAATTACCAGCACCAGCAGCCTTAGTCACGCATACAGATATCTTATTCTTTGTAGCATCATAAACTATTGTGCCTACATCTGCCACTAATGTATCTATGACTGCTGTGGTTAATACTGGAAGCACTAAAGACTTAGGATAGAGTATGTCTTCTGACATCTTTAAGCCCTCGTATTGTCTATTCTTGCAACAGCATTTGGTACAACCATCTGGGCTTGTCCTAACTCCCATGCCCTGATTGTCTTTTTGATTCCAGGATCAACTATTGTCATAGTAGTTAGGGGGACAACTGTTTTCCATGTCATAGCCTCTTTTGCTATCACAACATATGCCTTATCAGGAGTACCAAATTCTAAGGATTCTGTGACCTTAATCTTTAGTCCGCAAAGTTCTCCGACTACACCATTCTCTAATACTCCGCTCTTGAATGTCGGATTATTCACTACCTGACTATTGCTTATTAGGTTTGTGTAGTCTGTACCATTAACGCATAAGTACCCGTTTCCACCTAGTGCGTTTAGGTTGTCTGCCCTAATCAATTGTATAGCATCTAGGATGTCTTTGATTGGTAACCTATTGGCTACCGTCGCACTATTCCACTCATTACCAGCACCTATAGTAACAACATTACCAGCCGATGCAAGCATTAATGCTGCAATATCGCTATCCACAGCCAAAACAGGTGCCCTAGCTACTCTTAGCATTGTTCTCTGGATTACGCTGATATTGCTCATCAACTCATCCTCATAAGACACTAAGCCTTCTGCTCCATACTTCTGATTGATACCTGATACCTTTGTCCAGCTTGCTTGTCCGAATGGGAATGGTGATAGTCTAGGGATACCCTTAATCTTGACAAATGCTCCGCCACCTGTTGTCTGGTCCGTTGGATCAGTATTTGTCTCCCTATAATATGTCTCAGTCCATGCGCTAGACGATTCTATTGTGCATAAGTCTTTTAGGACATATTCTCTCAACGCTATTGCTTTGATTGTTGCGTCGATGTATTCTGCTCTCAAATCTTGTTCTCCTACTGTGTCTGCCATTTTTTACCACCCTAAGCGAACCATTATTGATTCGCTACCAGCTGTCGTTTCTAGTGCTCGTCCTACGACATAGCCCTTCTCATCATCAAGTGTAGTGTATACCTTCACTGTGTTTGCTCCACCTACTGTTACTTGGTTGCCTACTGTGATCCCTGCGGCTGTAGCTACTAAAGCCCATACGCCATCAAGTGCTGCGGTCATTCTTACTATACCATCACTAGCTACCTTTTCTTCCATTGCAATACCTGCAAACACGTCATTATCAGCACTTGACGCTGCCGCAGTGTTTGGATCTGTCAATGCAAGGAGTGTGCCTTTTGCTATTCCAGCACCATCTGCCACAGTGTAAGTGTGAAACTTTGTTGGTGCAATTAAACATACTGCTTCATTTGCCATCTTTTACCTCTTGAGCTTCTAGCTCCATTATTTTTTGTTCTATTACGGGGATTATTAAGTCTGCTTGTTCCCCGTCTATCTCTGATTGTTTCTTTATATTCTGCCAGGCCTTTAGGCCTGTTCGCCATTCTTCTACTGGAATCATTTAAACACTCCTTCTAGTGCTGTGCCCTTCCAGTATGTCTTTAGTCCTATCTGCATCTTTTCTTCTTCTGTCAATTCCCTAGTTGGCATGCCTGCAGCTGATTCACCGCCTAGTAGTCTTCTTCCTTCCATGCGTTTCTCTAGTTCTTCTTCGCGATCTAATAACTCTTTCTTTACTCTGTTTGCCATTTCTAGTCTTTCAGCTGCTAGATGTGCCTTATCAATAATGTCTAAATCTTTCTTTTGTTCTTCTACCATTTTAACACCCCTCGCCTATCGATTTTTGGTGATGGAATAACCACTCCCATCGCAATACCTATTAATCCTACGATCATTGCGCCTATTGTTCCATCTACATGCTCAGTTAATAGCAATGCGATATATATAAGTGTGAGACATACCATGCCTGCGATTACTATACGATAATTTATTTCAACCATAAGTCACACCTACCTCATCAACTCCATTATCTATCCCTGAAGGATTAGGTCTCTGTAGTGCTAACTCTACACGCAATATCTTATCAGGAAGAATATCCCTTCGATACTTAATAATATCCTCCATCTTCTGCATAGTATGAGTTCTCTCAGCATAAACATTCTTACTAGCACGCTTATATTGACGTTCAGCAAGATCAAGTTGTGCTATACTATCACCTACTTCCTTTTTCACATCCTCATAACTCGCACCTTTTAACGCTATTGAAGCAGCATTATTTATCTTCCATTTAGCATTAGCAACATTACTATCTATCCCTGCGATATTATCATAATTGACATCTTTAAAACCTGTAAAGAATGCACTAATAGTCCCAACCGCAGCCCCACCAATACCACCAGCCACAGCTCCAGGAACTGCACCAACACCGCCAGCCAATGCGCCAATACCTGCACCGCCTACTGCTCCAGTAACAGCACCTATACTTGCACGTTCAGCAACAGCCGCACCAACAGCACCAAGATTAAATTTACCTGCTAGTTTAGAATTACTATTAGCTACTGCTTGCTGTTCAGGTGTTAATTGTCCGAGCTGTGATAATTGTTCTTGAGAAACATTTGGGGTTGCCTGTTCTGTCTCCATCTGTTTCTTTAAATTTGCTTGATCAATAGTTGCCTGCACCTTCTCTCTAACTGTAGGCTCTATGATTGGCTTATAATCTGAAGCATAAGTCCCAGCTTTATGATAACCTTCAGGAGCAGACTTATTCTTCTTAATATCCTCATATAATGATTTCATGCTTCCCTGCATTCTAGGATCGGGAAGTGGGGTATTCTCCTTCTCTGGGAGGGTAACTGATTTCTTTTTTGTTTTAGGTAAGAATTTGCTCACCTGATTTCCCATATACTCTTTATAGTTTGCCATTTATGCACCACTCCCAGCAGTAATATCACTCTGTTGCATTTCCATACCCTGATTAGCATCCTTAGATTGATCCTTCTGCAAGTTTTCTAGAAGAGTTACAGGAGAATTAAGTTTAATTCTCAAGTAGAGTTGATTCCAGATTTGCTCTTCTATAAACTTTTGGTCATGACTAAATACTTGCTCATGAGCGAGATACTCTATCTTTCCACCGCTTTCCGTACTTCCAGAGCTGCCAAACACTATAAGTGGCAGTCCTAGAGTACGATAAAACTTGTTCCTGATATCCTCACGCCACGCCATAACGCTAGCACCTACGTCTACTTGGATTACTTCGTAGGAAACGGTGTTCTTATCGTCAGGAATATAAATGTTTTCACCCTTATTCACAGCTTGATCCATCTTAGCAACGAACGCAGAGATCTTTGCTGGATCATCAGTGCCTAATTTGAACATGATCATTGGACGTGCTTGACGGTGCATAATCTTTTTTAAATCAGTAAAATTCTCAAGCTCGGCTAAGATGGTGTTTTCCATCGAGATAATATCGCTCATCCCATGAATCTGATCTGCTAATCTATTGTGTGATAAATGAAATATTTGTTCAGGCTTAAATGTTATTACACTCCCAGTGATCTTGCTATTCTGTTCATAACGCTTAATAATCCCCTTATCGTCGGTGACTATCTTTATACTTCCAGGATCAAGCACCTTAATATTTAGCAATGTATCGGCCTTTTTATCCATAATAATTTCTGCGAATGCATCCCCAGCTAGTCGAGAGATCAAATCCATATTAAAGAGAATATCCAGGAATGTGTCTTTACCCCACCCAGAAATACTATCCAATAATACAGCAGTTGCAGGATCGGTGGTATATCCTTTGCCTACATCCCATGTTGCCTTCATTAAGAGAGCAGATTTTAGTTCTGGGATGCAATTAAAATATCCCCAATAAGTGCTCCACTTAGTATTCTGCCAGTAAGATTCCTTAGACGCGCCAGATCCGTCAGTATTCAACGCTGTAACGGTAACATCCGTCACTGTAGTTGTCATATTCCCTGTTGCTGTGTTTGATAATCCGTACGCCATTTTTATAAGTTTAACCTCACAGGACACTGAAAAGATAATTGACTAGGACACGCGCCAGTACTATCCCACACATCAGTGCCCAAACCAGTAGTTCGATTCTTTGGATCATGAGCATACTTACCACTAGATGCTGCGCCAGTAGTCTTTTCCCAAATCTCAATGGTTAATCTAAGATATTCACCGATTTTAAAATGTGTTAATGGAATATTTAAGTCCACAGCAAGCATCTTATAACTTGATCCAGCAGAATCCAATACACTGCTAGTATTGCTCACTATATCCGTCTCTACAGCACCAGTCCACTTCCTAAGAGTAGCTACAGCATATAAGTGCACTTGATTACTCAAACCAAACACTGGAACATTAACAATCCCTAAACCCTTCAAATCCAGAGGACGATTAAGGAGTACATCAAAATCTTGATCAACAATCTTATTATACGCAGCACTAGCAACAGTGAAATCAGTAGTTATCGTGTCAGAATAGTACGTGAAATTAGATAATAATGCTAGATCCACAGTCTTACCCGCATAAAAATTGATATATCCAGTTCCTGAAGCTATGTCTACAAAATTATAATTCGCTAACACACTGCTTATAGCCTGAAAATTTTGTGGTACACCGCTCATGGATAAGTTCCCCCGCCTAGTCGAACAAAGTCTTTCTTAGATTCCTCTTTCAATAATGCGATCTCAGAAACATACAACGCATACAATGTGTTAATCCTAGCAACAGCCTCTTGAATATTAGTAAAACCGCTCATATCATAATTTATTATGTAGATCGCTCCAAGATTTGTTGCGCAATCAACTAATAACCCTGCCACGTCGGGATAAGTAGCAGCATACGCTGTATACCAATCAGACCAATTATACCCTGAAGCAGTATTAATATTTCCTTCAACCATTAAGCCAAAAGCAAGAGTATATGCTGCAGCAGTCGCTGTACTATTTACATTAGCACCAGCCTTATATACCATTTCCGTAGCTAAAGCATAAGTAACAGCCATTCAATCACTTCTTTTTTTTCGCAACAACTACTGCAACCGTAGGTGCAGGCATCTTAAATTCATCACGCTCTTTCTCTGACTTAAAATATATTGTTAGTGGATACACCATTATTTCACCATCCGATTTATTAAACATTCAAGCAATTCACCAATAGCTAAAGCATCATTAGATAATATAATCTTATTCTTCTCAGGTTTTTTTGGATCAGGATCTTTAAGAATTAACGCATCAGTGGTATATTTGTCTCGAAATGCCATTTTTTTTTTACCTAACCCAAAGGTTTAGTCTCGTCGAGTGATTACTCCAAGCAGCCCGAATTAAGCCTTCTGTAATGTGACTATAACGCCCATATATTTTAATGTTTTGTTTTTGCACATCATGTTCAATCATAATAGACTTTAAACTAGTAAAAATTTCGGGATCTTTCAACAAAAATAATTCCTGTTTCTCGATGAGGTTTAAGAAGTTAAGGTAAAGATCTTCCTTCAAGAGTTTACGTCTGCGGTTGTTATCCATTTCTATAGATCTAGCAGCATTATTAATCGCAACCACTTTATTCTTTGTCTGATTAGTATTCAATAATTGATCAAACACAGCCACGCCTAAGCCACCATCATCAATATATATTTGTTTGAAATCATAAATGCGATCTAATTCTAAAATCTTGCTGATGGTTTCAGTTGTTAGCGTATACTTATTAGTAATATTTTCTCTTTGATAATACTTCTTATCCTTACGCTCCAGGATCTCGAAAGTAGTCTCATCACCGCCCATCCTAGCAACATCCACACCCAAATAATAATCACCCTTAACAAGAGGCACACGATCCATAACCTGCGCACCCTGAATTAGCTCATCAGAAAACAATTGTCCCAATTCTTCTTGAAATTGTGCTAGGTATTGCTGAGCATACTGCATAGGAGACATACGCAACTTCTCCCTTTCCAAGTGTGCTAACATAAGAGAACGCATAGGCTCAGCACGAGCATTAGCCACATCCTCAGAATTCACATGAAAAGTCCTAAAACCATAAGACGGATCAGTATACGCCTTATAAAAATATCCTTCCTGAGCATTAGGCGTACTCAATAACCACAAAGAACCACCAGTGGTCAAGAGCATAGGGGTGATCGACGCCCAAATAGTCTCAGGAAGATAAGCACACTCATCAGGAACAACCACGTCCATAGTCAAACCAAGAGCTCCTAAGCCATATTGTCCGACTGCTTTAGTGATAGCATAACTCCCATTCATAAGAACAACCTTATGCTTAGTAGGACGATTACCACCCCTAGCAATCAACCGCTTATCAATAGCATGCAAATGCAACAAGATCTTAATAAGCATATTCTCAGCCTGAGCCTCAGTCACCGAGATAATAAGAACCTTTTTGTTGGGATACTTAGAGATGAAGGTAGCAGTTTTTAGGGCAATAATCTCAGACTTACCAACCTGACGACCAGAACAAATACAAATATTCCCCTCAGCTTCCAAAACATCCTTCTGCCATTGATCAAGAATCATAAAAATATACTAGACATCATTAATAATAATTTTTGTGACATCTAACCCCCCCCTTTATCCCCCCCCTTAACTGTCGCTTAGTGAATAGTATACTTAGTGACATACTAGTATAGCTATTTGTATACTAGTATACGTCATTGATTATGAGTGAACAGAATGGATAAACGTATACTAGTAGTGATAATGACATATTAGTATACACCATTAGTCATCAGTGACAGTTTGATCGAAGTTTTTTGATCTATTTATGTGTTTGTTTGGTTGTGCATGAGTATTAATTGTGTTGTGATCATGCACGCGCTAGTGCATGATGTTGCACTACTCTTTATATGTTCATACACACCACACGATTATAATGTGTATTTGATCAAAAAACTGACAAAAATCTTTGTTGGGGATTATTACTACAGGTAGTTTTTTGTTCTTATATTGTGCTTAAAAAACATAAATGCTTGATTTCGTGTGGAAACATGGTAAAAAAGACATAAAACGTTGTTGTATTTTTAAGTAGTAATGATTTATCTTTCATAAACCTTATATATAAGTTATGCACTTTTTTATTATTATATACGTCTAATGAGTGTTTGCTTAGTTAGCAGGGTGTGTGTTTTTCTCTTTTTTCTTCTTTTTTTGCTTCTTTTGTTCTTCTTTTTTCTCTTTTAGTTCACGTCACATATATAACTACTTTTTTGGATGTATGGAAATATCTTTCACAACATTTAAATATAACCTATACTATAAGTAGTATTAAGGTGATCGAAAATGATAAAAACCATAACAAGTGATAGTGCAGAAGAATTTGACAAATTAGTCAATGAATACGAAAAAACCGTTAACGTATTCGCAACACAAACACACGTAAACAAAGAATCAGGCATGACAATCCAATACACAGCAGTAGTGTTCAGTAGAGGCAAAAGTGACTACAACAAAAGCTAAGAAAAAGATCGTTAAAAAGGTTGAAAAGGTTGATATCAAAGATTGGAGCATGAGAAAATTCAACCGATACATGAACAAGATAATGAGGACAAAATGAAAATAACTAATAGGATTACAGGAAAAATATTATTGGAAATTGCAGACTTGAGAGGTGCAGACTTGAGAGATGCAGACTTGACAGATGCAGACTTGACAGGTGCAGACTTGAGAGGTGCAGACTTGAGAGATGCAGACTTGAGAGGTGCAGACTTGAGAGGTGCAGACTTGACAGGTGCAGACTTGACAGGTGCAGACTTGAGAGGAGCAGACTTGAGAGGTGCAGACTTGACAGCTGCAGACTTAACAGGAGCAGACTTGAGAGGTGCAGACTTGAGAGGTGCAGACTTGACAGATGCAAAAGGTAGATTCTATTTCAATTTCGGCGTAATATTAGAAGTAGTTAAGGAGGAATAAGATATGGTAAGACCAAAAAAGTTAATAAAAGAAAGTGAAGCCAGGATACTAGTATACCTAAACATAGTGCACAACACAAGAAAGAATGTGACAGCAATAAGCAATAAGCTAGCAATAGATTATAGCTACACAATGAAGATACTGCAATCAATGGTATACAGGGGATGGCTAAAGAAACATCAATACCGCAGGCATATGTTTTATGATCTAACTGCACTCGCGCCTGTTGAGGCAGCAATGGCAGATCTGAGCACATCTAGCTTACAACAGAACCTGTTAAGCACGTTTGTAGATCCTGATCCTGAGGTTAAGAGTGGACCCGACAATCAATGAACTAGACGAACACATGATAAGTGTGTATGAGCATGAAAAGGCAGTGTTACTAGAACAACTTAGGGCGATCAATGCGCAATTAGAGAAGCTACATGCAGATCATAATTGATACTAGAGAACAAAAACCCTTATCATTCACTAGACACAAGACACTCAGGCGCAAACTAGAAGAAGGAGACTATAATACACCTGATTTAGTACCTTACATTGTGTTAGAACGCAAAAGTCTTGCGGACCTATATGGAAGCATCATTAAGGGACATGATAGATTTAAACGCGAAATAACCCGATCTAGACTTCAGGGTAAAACTTTTTATATTTTCATAGAAGGAACAATCCAGGAGTTCATGGACCTGAGATGGACTAATAGACCAATATGCACCAGGCCAGAAACACTAAGAAGGATCCTGGATACAATGATTGAACGATATCAACTCATAGTTATTGAGTGCAGAACACGCAAGATCATGGCTCAGAAGATTATTGAAACACTCGAAACGAACTTAAACGAACTATACGGAAGGTGAATAAAAATGGTAGATGTAACGAAAGCAATGGAAAGCAGCTATTTAAATGTGGATTTAGTTAGGGCAAGCCCGACAAAGAGGTGTGTCATCATAGACGGTGGCGAATATGTTGATGCAGAATATCAAGGGAAAGCATATAACAAGTTTGAAATGACCGTAGAAATAGATCATAAAATGAAGAAGTGGTCACCAAACAAAGACAGCGTAAAAAATATTAGTGAAGAGTATGGTGTAGATTCTGATCTATGGGTCGGTAAGATAATCAAGCTACAGATAGGCAAAAGCAATGGAAAAGATACAGTCATAGGTATCCCGATTCCTATGCTAGCTAGATAAGTTGGGGGGAAGAACATCTGGGGGGACGATATCACGTCCCCTAATAATTTCTTTAGATAATAGGTGGATCAACCTTCACCCACACATCAGACAAATAGAAATCTAATGCATCAAGACCTAACTTAGACAATGATCCAGTAACCACAGCCAACGATGCTGACAATTCTATACTCTCAACACTCGGAATAAAGAACGTCCCTATAGCCACAACAGCAGCAGCCAAAGTCTTCAAAGTATTCTTATTCTTCACAAGCCATACCTTAAGACTATAACCCTTCATAGATCCTGACTTACTCAAACTAGTATCCTTTTTCATTTTTACACCTCAATATACCCTATTAACCCTAGCTCCTGATAGGAACCACCTAATTTGTCCCATTAATGGAGCCCAATTATTGCTCACATTAACAGTGGAATTAATATAAACATTTCCATTATCAATCAACGATATGTTGCCAGTGAATGGTGCAGTGATATTACAATTAAGAGACATATTAATGATCCAGACACCCGAACCACCATAAGAACAGGATCCTCCAGGCGGAGCCGAACCATTCTCTAATGCTGTCACATTAATTACCTCACCATTACTTAAATAGCCACTTAAGATAGTAAAGTTCGCTTGAATTATCCCACCAGTAGCATTAAAGGCATCATTATAGTCTCCTGTAGCATATAATGTATAATATGCTCCCCGACCTGCGACTGAGACTGCCCGAAATGTATAATTACTATTCTGATAAATAGTTATATTGCTTCTATTGTTCTGCTCAACCTCATAAATTAAGTCATCATCACTAATCATAGTATTGTTAATAAATGTAATATTTACCATTATAGGATTCGGCGGATAAGCATATATCTTCGCACCATACCCTGAACCATTAAACTTATTGTTTTTAATTATAACACCATTCCCGCCAACAGCGATGAATCTTGTAATGTTATATTGATGCAAAGTATTATTTTCTATCAATATATTAGACATATTAGCGGGATAACCCTCTACACCTATACCATAAGCACCAGCATCATTATCAGTTAAAGAGTATCCAATATTATTTTTAAGTGTCATATTTATCCCATAACAAAAATATGCTAATGCTCTGCCATAAACAATATTTCCTGATATGACACCACCTACTGCTCTTATGCTCGGGGTAGTCATTCCACAGATATCTAGACTATTATGGTAACAATTATAAGCTATGTTTGTAGTATAATTATTATAGTATCCATCAGCATCATAACAATTCCATTGACTATTATTGACAGAATTATTTGCGATAGTATTATAGTAGCATCCTGTTTGTGTTCTTATACCTAAAGTATTCACATTCGAGATAGAATTATTAATTAATAAGCT